GTGTAGTTAATGGTGTAGTTAATATCACTGTTTTTGACGGGCTTGTTATTTGCAACATAATGAAAAATAAAGACTAATTAACTAAATGATATAAATGATAGTTATTTATCATCTAGTGTTCGCGGGTGTTCGTGGTAGTGTTTTGTGTGCATTCATCGCTATGATTATAAAGGAAAATTTTGTTTTCCTTGTTCGCTCTTGTTCGTCACGGTTTGCCCTTGTACGATGCACGGTGTAGTCAATGGTGTAGTTAATTTTGATGACCGGAAACGCGAAACATGAGCAGCGCAATTCATAGACTTAGCGACACTCTTTTACGAAAATTAAGCGGATCACCAACCACAAAAAACGCCTTTTTTAATGACGGTGGCAATCTTAGCGTAAGACATTCCACCAGCGGCCTGTTAACCTGGTATTTCACTTACAGGGCCGGAACTGGTAGGCAGGTATCACCGGAACGTCTGAGACTGGGCAATTATCCCGATCTGAGTCTGAAAGCAGCCAGGGAAAAAGCAGCACAGTGTCGCGCCTGGCTGGCTGAGGGGAAAAATCCGCGCTATGAGCTTAATCGTGCTGTACAGGATGCGTTAGCCCCCGTGACAGTTAAGGAAGCGCTCACTTACTGGCTTGAATCGTATGCAAAGGAAAAGCGCACTGACTACGAATCACTGAAAAGCCGGATCAATAAACACATAATCAGCCAGATTGGCGCTTTGCCGTTGGAAAAATGCGAGCTACGGCACTGGTTGGCATGTTTTGACCAGATGGCAAAGCGAAGCCCAGTATCTGCCGGATTTTTGCTACAGGTATGCAAACAGGCGCTTAAGTACTGCCGAAAACGACGATACGCAATCAGCAACGTTCTTGATGATATGGTTGTCGGTGATGTGGGAAAAAAAGCAGAAGTGAGCGAGCGCGTACTAACAAATAAGGAGCTTGGGGAATTACTCCGCGCCCTGGATGACAAAATATTCCCGCCATACTACAGCGCCCTAATTCGCCTCCTGATTGTTTTTGGATGCCGTACCACTGAGCTAAGGCGCTCTGAGGTGCAGGAGTGGGATTTTAAAGAAATGCTCTGGACAGTACCGAAGGAGCACAGCAAAACGAAGGTCGCCATATTCAGGCCAATACCGGAAAGCATTTTGCCGTTCGTCACGCAACTGGTGGAGCAGAACAGACACACAGGCTTATTGCTTGGTGAACTGAAAGGACAATCTTCGGTAGCAGAGTACGGAAGAACAGCGCACAGACGAATTAATCAAGCCCCCTGGACGTTACACGATATCCGGCACACATTTACAACCATGCTGAACGATTTAGGCGTGGATCCGCATATTGTCGAGCAGCTTACAGCCCACCAGATGCCAGGGATGCAACGAGTCTATAACCACTCCCGCTACCTTGATGCAAAACGTGATGCTCTTAATCTATGGGTAGACCGTCTCGAGCTTCTCCAGAACAATGATGAAAAAATCGTTGTTATGACCCCGCGAATTTACCCCCAAAATTCTTGACAAATTACGGCTGTTTTTTCTTTAAGAGATTACAGCCGTGAATAGATCTTAGAATATCGGGGAATATCTGCAAATATCTTCTCTTTATATGTGTCAACTATCGAAAAAAATTGAAATGTCTTCTTCTGAGTTCTTATTCTCTGTTTCTTGATTGTTCCAACATCTGATGGTTTATCTATTTGTTTTTAATGAGGTAATTCAGGTGTCATGCCAAATGACGACATTTTTTGTTGCGTCGCTTAAAAACTCGTGACACGATTTTAAACACTAACGAGCTTCTACGAACCTTAGCGAACAAAGCCTTTAGCATGGTTGTGTTTTTAATTTAATAGGTGAAAAAGAATCTAAGTAATATCCGATCTCATATATCTACAGCTAAGAGAAAAGTTTATATACGTAATTTTTATGTAGGTTTTTGTATGCGTGAAATAAATGAAGATCGCGTAATCCGTGAGGATGAATGTCGTAAGTTAACTGGAGTGTGTCGCACTACACGCTACGAACTGGAGAAAAAAGGGAGCTTTCCGTCTCGCCGTAATCTTGGTGGGCGTTCTGTAGGTTGGCTGCTGTCCGAGGTTATGGAATGGGTTAAAAGCCGGGATCGCATTAATTCAGGTAAGGCAGCGTAAAGGGGAGCATATGACATATAAAACAAAGGCGACCGGGGGCGGTCGCCAATGGATACACACTAAACTTGAACGCATCACCAACAATGCCACATTTGCGGCTGGTGGGCAATGTGATCAGTCAGATTTGGTTCGTTCCAAGGTTTGCAACGAGAGCTTTTTCCTGTGCTCTTTAAGGAATTTCTCAAGAGCAAACGAACAAGGTGCGAATCTTTCTGATTCATGTTCATGCGCTATATTTTTGCGTCGTCTCTTACGAGTTGGTGATGGTGTTTTGGTTGATTCTGTGTCGCTCATGGTGCTGTCCTGTAAAGCAATGCGCCTGCGTTCCTCAAACTATGGCGCTGATAGTGGCTATTCCTGCTCTTTGACCTTGCGTCGCTGGAGTTCTTCACGCGCGACGGTGACGAGTTGCCCGATCTCCTCGGCGGCTTTGACTCCGATTTTTTCCACCTGCGCTAGGGCATCGAGCGAAGAAACCAGGAGGTTTTCTCCGCTTCCTTCTGCCTGGCGGCGGGCGATTTCACCGCGCATGGCGGTTACTATGAATCCGGCGTTGCTTTCACCGTCCAGTTTTACGGATTCCATGCCTTCAATAACATCATGCGGGATCCGAGCTGTCAGTGATTGTGATTTTGCGTTTTTTGAACCTGTAGCCATCTGTAATCCTCTCAATGAAAGTGTAAGACAATATACACATAAAAAGTCTTACATAAAAGCATTGACATGTAAGCCACCTATAAATAAAGTTGCTTACACCTTGTTAATGCAAGGTGCAGAAACGACGAAACCCCGCACTGTAGGAGCAGTAACGGGGCTTCTAACCACCAACGATAGCAAGATTATCGAGGCAGCTATGAGAAATCATACCATACACCCGCAAGGGCGGGACTCGTACAACCTGAATAAATACATCTGGCGTTTTATCGCCCTGAGCACCGCACAACCGCGCGTGATTCACATCGTGGCCACCAGCGAACAGGAAGCACGCCAGCAATCCCCGGCTGGCTGCGTGATGGTATTCGCCGCCCGTATTCGTCAGGGGGTGTGCCATGCCTGATATGTCAAATTACCAGTACCTGATTAATCCGCATTTTAACTGTGAGCATGATATTGCTAAAAAGGTTTATTCCGCTGCGGATGGGGCTACTGACAATATATCAATGGCTGTTGCGTCAATTGGTAGCCTGATGTGGCATGCGTCAGAAAATGAGGACTATGACGAAAAGGCCATGCGCATTGATATGGGTAATATCGGTTTGTTACTGGCAATGCTTGGACATTTTGATATTTCGTTACGGTGCACCATTAAAAATGCCACAGATGCATTAAATGCTATAAAGAAAGCGAATACTGATTCAAATCGGGGATAAATAATCATGAGAACGTATTTATCTGGCTTGACTGCCAGCGGTTATGCACACCCCCAAATTATCCCCGGCGCTATTTATCTGGATAAGAACGGTAATAGAGTAACGGTAAAAGAACTGATGTTTGACCGTGTGTATTTTATCCGTGATGGCTATTCATTTCTTAGTTCGCTGAACGTGGAGATCTTTATTTGCAGATTCCGGCGGGAAATCCCGACTTCCAGAAATAACCATGTGTCACGTGTGGATGTGGATAAAAAACTACAGGAACTGAAAAACATGATTGCCGCGTGGAGAGAGCAGAAATGAAAAAAGCGCCAAATTTAAAACACCAGCCGCGTGACAAAATGACGGAAGTCATCATTTTTGCGGGTAGTGATGCGTGGGCACATGCGAAGCAGTGGCAGGAACAGGACGGGCGACTGGCTGGCGATAACGTGCCACCTGTCTGGCTTGGAGAGCAACAACTTGCCGAACTGGACAACCTGCAAATCGTACCGGACGGACGCTATCGCGTGCGTCTCTACCAGGCGGGGTTATTGCGTCCGGGGCTTGTTAATACCATCGGGCAGAAACTGGCAGCGGCAGGTGTCAGGGATGCTGATTATTACCCTGAAGGAATGCACAGCCAGAAACGGGAGAACTGGCGCGAATATCTGGAACGTGAACGGGCAGAGCAGGCGGAAAAGAAAAAGGTAGTTGAACTGCCTGTAAAGAAAAAAGAGCGGGTAAAAGACGATAACGCTTCATCACTGGCGCTTAACCAGATGGGAGCAAGTCAACGCGGCGAAGTTCTCCTGGCACATTATGGCGGTGAACTGGCGATTCATGCTGACTCTGACACTGTTCACCATTACAACGGCGTTGTATGGGAGCCAGTACAGGATAAAGAATTACAGCGAGCTATGGCACAGATTTTCATTGATGCGGAGATCAGCTATTCGCAGAACGCCATTAAATCGGCGGTCGATACCATGAAGTTAAGTTTGCCTGTTATGGGGAATACAGCCCGTAACCTGATTGGATTCAGTAACGGGGTATTTGATACCAGAACAGGTAATTTTCGGGAGCATAACAAAAACGACTGGTTGTTAATTGCCAGTGAATTACCTTTCAGCCCACCAGCAGAGGGGGAAACGCTGGCAACACATGCGCCGAATTTCTGGAAGTGGTTACGCCGTTCGGTGGCTGAGAATGACCGCAAGGCGGATCGCGTACTGGCTGCATTATTCATGGTGCTGGCGAACCGGTACGACTGGCAGTTATTCATTGAGGTAACAGGTCCAGGGGGAAGTGGTAAAAGCGTGATGGCGGAGATTTGCACCATGCTGGCGGGTAAGGCTAATACAGTATCAGCGAGCATGAAGGCGCTGGAAGATGCAAGGGAACGCGCGTTAGTGGTTGGCTTTTCGCTGATTATCATGCCGGATATGACCCGCTACGCTGGTGATGGGGCGGGAATTAAGGCTATTACAGGCGGTGACAAGGTGGCAATCGACCCAAAACATAAAGCCCCATATTCAACGCGTATCCCGGCAGTAGTGCTGGCGGTTAACAATAACGCTATGTCATTCAGTGACCGCAGTGGGGGGATCTCGCGACGTCGGGTGATATTCAATTTTTCGGAAGTTGTACCGGAGAACGAACGCGATTCAATGCTGGCGGAAAAAATAGAAGGTGAGCTGGCGGTAGTGATTCGTCATCTGCTTACACGGTTTGCTGACCAGGACGAAGCCAGACGCCTTTTATATGAGCAGCAGAAATCAGAAGAAGCACTCGCGATAAAGCGTGAAGGTGATTCGCTGGTGGACTTCTGCGGCTATCTCATGGCGTCGGTAATGTGTGATGGCCTGTTAGTGGGTAATGCTGAAATTGTGCCATTCAGCCCGCGCAGGTATCTCTATCATGCCTATCTGGCTTATATGAAGGCACATGGGTTTGGTAAACCTGTAACACTGACGCGCTTCGGTAAAGATATGCCGGGGGCAATGGCGGAATATGGCAGGGAGTATATGAAACGGAAAACGAAGCACGGTTTGCGTTCAAACGTGACACTGACGGAGGAATCAGAAGACTGGATGCCATCATGTGTATCGGTCACTAATGACGATAGCAAAAATTAAACTTATGGAATAACTGTTCACCACTGTTCACCCTGTCATAAATATCTTTTATATCAGTATATTATAGGGTGAACAGTTATTTATGAACTGTTCACCAAACTATTCACTGTTCACCTTTTTGATTGTTTATTGAGCTTCAAGGGTGAACAGTGGTGAACAGTTGGTGAATAGTTTTTGTGAAACTGTTCACCCCTTAACATTATGAATTAAAAGATAAAATATCAAAAGGTGAACAGGTGAAGGGTTAAAACGCAAAAATTTTAATTTACTGCTGTGAGATAAAGCCTATGACAGCGAAGCACATAAAAAAATCACAATCGCACGCCCTTGATTTGACGGAACACTGGTTAAGGGTGTCGATAAAAATCATCGACCGCAACGCCGGGGAAGGATATGCGAAAGCACATCCCGAACTGATTAGCGCATTCATGACAACGGCAGCTGCAAACTTTGCCACGCTGACAGAACGGGAGATTGCCGAAGCGGAACAGGTGACAACCATCAACGTTAAAACCGGAGAGCAGACAGCATGACAGCACAGATAGCGGCTTACGGACGGCTGGTGGCTGATCCGCAGTTAAAGACCACCAGCAAGGGTACACAAATGGCGATGGCTAGTATGGCGGTCCCCCTTCCGTGCAGCCAGGCAGATGACGGAACGGCGATGATGTGGTTATCCGTCCTGGCGTTTGGCAGACAGGCCGACGCACTGGCAAAACACCACAAAGGCGAACTGGTGAGCGTGGCGGGTAACATGCAGGTAAGCCAGTGGACAGGCCAGAACGGCGAAACGCGGCAGGGCTGGCAGGTTATCGCAGACAGCGTGATCAGTGCGCGAACAGCGCGACCGGGCGGCAAAAAAGGCCAGCAGGGGCAGGCCACTGACGCACTGAACAGGGCAAAACAACAGTCGGGGAATGATGATCCGTACGGCGATAATATACCGTTTTAAATTCTGCAAACAAAAAGATGCCGGAAAAAAATAGATTTTCCGGCATGCTACATAAATCCCGACCAAAGGAAGTAAATACATTAACACGAATTATCAGCACTGAAGTTGTCACGGCATATTTTATACAACATTGCACTTGGTTGCATGTATTCGCATAGCAGACATCGGTAATAGAATATATTCACAATTATTTGTAATGAATGTAAAGAGGATGAGTATGGTTGACTTATATTCGCCTACACAGCTTGTGCAGGTGGCTAATGCTGAAGATGTGCAAAAAAAATTAAATGCGTTGTTTACCAGTTTGTTTTTCACTCGCTCGGTAATGTTTGAATCGAGAGACATTATTCTTGATACGATCGACGATCCAAATATCCCGATCGCGGCGTTTTGCTCTCCTATGGTGGGCAGTAAAGTTTCACGAGATGAGGGATACGAATCAAAAACAATTCGCCCTGGCTATATGAAACCGAAAAGCAGCATTGATCCAAATAAGTTAGCTGTGCGCCCTGCTGGTGTATCACCTGAGCAATACAATGCTTTTGGAGCGCGTAATATTAAAGTTAAACAGGCGATTGTAAATCAGGCTAAAGCTATTCGTGCACGTATTGAATGGCTTGCCGTTCAGGCAATCACAACGGGGAAAAATATCATTGAGGGCGATGGTATTGAACGTTATGAGCTGGACTGGAATATTAAACCACAAAATATCATCACTCAGTCTGGCGGTGCTGAGTGGTCAGGTAAGGATAAAGAAGCTTTTGATCCAAATGATGATATTGAGAGCTACGCAGAATTTAGTGAGGGCGTCACTAATATTATCATTATGGGCGGTAATGTATGGAAGAAATACCGTTCATTCAGGGCGATAAAAGAGGCTCTGGATACTCGTCGTGGTTCTAATTCCGAACTGGAAACGGCCCTTAAAGACCTTGGTGATTCGGTGAGTTTTAAAGGGTATATGGGCGATGTTGCGATTGTTGTTTACAGCGGGCGTTATACCGACGAGGACGGAACTGAAAAATATTTCCTTGATCCTGATTTGATGGTGCTTGGCAATACGGCTCTTCAGGGGATTGTCGCTTATGGCGGTATTCAGGATCCGGAGCTAATCCGGATGGGGCTGACTAAAGCCGAACTTGCACCGAAAAACTATATTGTGCCTGGTGATCCGGCTATTGAATATGTGCAGACACATTCAGCACCACAGCCAATACCGGCCCGCATCAATCGTTTTGTTACCGTTCGCATTGGCTAAGGGGGAGCAATGGCTACTCATTACACTGAACTCATGTCTGGCACTGAAGCACTGGTTACTACGCTGGGGATATTTTCAGCCAATAAAGGGGTAATACCTGCGTTTACGCCACTGATGCAGGAAGATGCAACTGGTGCGCTAGTGGTATGGGATGGAACGAGCGCAGGCAAAGCGGTTTATGTTTCCGCTGTACAAATCGACACAGCGAAAAAAACACAGGCACAGGTTTATAAGACAGGTGTTTTAAATGTTGATGCTCTGAACTGGCCTGAGTCTGTAAAAGAACTGTCGGCAAAGGTTGCCGCGTTTGTTGGCTCAGGTATTTCTGTTCAGCCGCTGGCTCGTGTGTAAAGGGGGATACAATGCAGAATCATTACAATGACCTTAAGCCAATTGCCGAAATGATGTATCCGGATCCAGCAGTAGAGGAATTAAAGGCTATTGCTGACAAAATGCGTTTAAGTGAACGCCTTGTTGATATGAATCAGGTGATGGAACTTACTACCCTTAGCCGTCGCACATTGCTAAACCTTGAGGCTCGCGGAGAGTTCCCCGAACGCGTACAGGTTACGGAAGGGCGTAAGGCCTGGTATTTAAGTGAAGTGATCGACTGGATAAACAATATTCCTCGAGCTTCTGAATATTGCCGCGTACCTGTCCCAAAAAAGCCAGATGCGGCGCTATGCCTCAAGATTGAGCGTGTACGTCGCAATGCACGGGATGGTCGCTATAAGTTGATTGGTTGATGAAATTAGGGCCCGTTCTGGCTGGCGGGTCCTTTCCGGCGATCCGGTAGGCTACGGGGCGGCGACCTCGCGGGTTTTCGCTATTTATGAGCCTTTTTCGGGTGCTGGTGGTGGTTTTGTTGTTCGCTCTATCTCTATGAATAAAAAGGAAAAGATAAAGCCAATACACCAACCTGAAACATTACTTAAGTGGGGATATTGATGAAATCGCACCTGATGAACAAAAAAAACATGGCGCAAAGCTGCCGTGTAAGTGCGACAGCGTTCGACAAGTGGGGAGTGACTCCCGTTGAACGTAAAGGCCGCGAGGCGTTTTATGATGTTGCCAGCGTAATAGACAATCGGGTTAGCAATGCAATTAACCAGATTACAGACGACAAAGGCGAGATTGATAATGATGAGCTTTTGCGAGTCAGGATCAGATTGCTGACAGCGCAGGCGGAGGCGCAGGAGCTTAAAAACGAGCGCGAACGCGGCGATGTGATTAGTACGGAATTTTGTATATATGCGCTTTCAAAACTGGCGAGTCAGATTTCTTCAATCATGGGCAGCCTGCCGCTTACTATGCAAAGGAGCTTCCCACAGATGACCCCCGCCATGCTGGATGGCCTGAAAAAAGAAGTTGTCAGAGCCTGTAACGCATGCACAAAACTTGATGAAAACATCCCGCGAATGCTGTCCGATTATCTGATGGAAACTACCGGAAATGTGCCTGATAAGTTTCAGCCGGATAAAGACAAGTAACGTAGTGCACAATGACCGAAGCCAGTTTACTGACTGGCTTTCAGCGTTGCGCTGGTGGGCGTTATGCGTCAGTGATGAACAAAAAACAATCGAAATCGACACCGAAAAATAAAACATCAAGTCATATCAATATATTGCATTGGTGGTGATGACGAATAAAAATGCAAAAACTAGCCTTTTTCCGCGATGCTCCCGCCCCGTGGCAGGGCACCCCACAAGGAGGACCCGCCATCACTATGGAGGCCATGACCATGACCATGACCATGACCGAGACCGAAGCGCTCGGGATAATCCGCAGTATTACCGGAATCAGCCAGCAGGCTGGCGAACAGGAGGCCACGCAGCCGGACAGCGTGATAGCCGAAAATTACGCGCGTGTTGTTGCTGAGGTGATGCGCCGTGATGGTATTGAGCTTAACGGCGTGGATATGCGCAACATACGAACCAGAGTCCTTGAGTTGCTGGCATACCGTCGCCGTTCTCAACAACGGAGGGAGAGCGCGAAAAATACTTACCAGTGGAAGAAGCCGGAACGACTGCGGCGGTAACTTGCTGATATTCCCGATAACGCAAAATTGCGTTGGCTGGTGGGTGAGTTGCAGATTTGCAACTCGACCATGAAACTACGGAAACTACCCGTAGTTTGGGTAGTAAGAGTAACACCCAGATTTTGGGGCTTACTCGCGATACCCAAATAAAGGGTATCGGTGGAAGAAATATCGTTTCTCATATGTAAGTACCGAGGGCGGAATTCCGCCTTCGGTTACTTATTGTGCTCATGCACAGGGAGGGGCGGGTCAAATCTCTGTACCCTGACGTCTTCAGGACTGCCCGCCCCATCGATTTTTTATACCCGCGAAAAATGAAAAACGCTTCACGCTGGTGGGCCTGATGCCGATATGGGGAGCCGCATACCGGAGAATATCCACCAGCACGGCAACAGCAGAATAGCCCCGACACAGAAAAACCACGAATATGGGGTTTTTGTTATGGCATGGTCATGATGACCGCCCCTGCTCTGAATGGTGGAAATCACCACGCAGATCATCCACCAGCTTCATGACGGATAGCCGGAAAATGATAATGATTAAAGCGTGTTGATCTTTGTTTGCGGTTGTTCGATATTGTTCGTGAAGCGGTGTAGTTAATGGTGTAGTTAATATCACTGTTTTTGACGGGCTTGTTATTTGCAACATAATGAAAAATAAAGACTAATTAACTAAATGATATAAATGATAGTTATCTATCATGTGGAGTAGATTGGTCAGGCAAATAAGCTCTTGTCAGCGGCAGGGCGTTCTGCCGATAACCGTAACCGAAGATGATAACTGACAATGGGTAAAACGAACGACTGTCTGGACTGTCACTAACTGGCGGAAGAAAAAGTTCGCGACGTGCTAAAACCGCCAGCTATGTATAAAGTGATATTAGTCAATGATGATTA